GTTGATTTCGGCGATCAGTTGTTCAAGGGTTGATTCGCGGTCGGCCATACCGGCGGCAATTGCGTCGGCGCCTAAGCGCATGTCGCCCTGACCGAAATCAGACAGGACTGTTTCTTCACTAACGCCACGATAATTCGCAACGTCGGCAATGAAGATGCTGGTGAGTTTGTCGACAAAGGTTTGCGCTAGTGCGCGACCTTCTGGCGTACCGTAGTCGGGCCGCTTATGTGGGCTTTGCGTGCTCACAATCTCTATTGCGCCAGTATCACGATTCGGAAACACGGTAAGCACACTGCCGATTGAGCCAACGGCGCCAGTGCGCGCAATAACAATTTCACCCGCCGCAGACGCCATCCAATAGCCTGCACTGGCAGCGTTGCCGCCCACATAAGCAATAACCGGTTTAGTGCTGTTGTGGATCATTGCCGAAAATTCAGCGATGCCACTGGCAATGCCGCCCGGTGTGTCCATCATCAACACAATGTGTGTGGTGCGTGGGTCTGCCTCAGCGGCTGCAAAATCAGTCGCTAGTGTCTCTACCGCTGGCCAGCCGTAGTAGTCAGTCATCCAGTTGCTGTACCGAAACACAGGGCCAACAATTGGCATTAACGCTACGTTTTCGCGCTGGGTAACAGTTCGCGTATTTACAATTGGGCGACCAAGGCGACTTTGCAGCGCAGATATGTCGCTGGTTTGATTCAGTGCAATTTCGCTGATGGAACGCAACGCTTCTGGCGTAATGGCCCACGGCTCATTGCACAGCAATTCAAACTCCGCCCCGCGGTGAATACTGGGCGAAGATTCAGTTACTGGATCTGGCATAATTAATTCCGCTCGGGTAGGTCGGGGTTATTTTTCGGATCACTTTGATCGTTGGGGTCTGGGTCGGCTTTGCTTTCTTTAAGCGGGCCGAGTCCGTCTTCCACACGACGCTTATTTTCAAGTGCGAGCTGCTCGTGGTTTTCTTCCCAGTCGCTGCCGTCGTAGAGCATGCTTTCTTTGGCGCGAGTGCTTATGCCAATAGAGAGGCGTTTTTCTGCGGCATTGGCATCTTTCAGCGGGTCTACTGTGCCGGGGCCATCACCTACCCAAATGCTGCCGCAATATGCCCAGCGTAAAAGTGGATCTTTGAAAAAGCCGGGGGCCTCTACATCACCGAGCGCAACGGCTTCTTCTAGCCAGTGTTCGTAAATTGGCTGGCAATATTCATTGGCCAAGAATTCACGGCAACCGCGGACAAACTGCCACGCTTCCATAACAGCGGCCCGCGCTGCGGTGTAGCTGGCGGTAAAGTGTTTAATCAGCACTTCGTACGGTAGTTCTAATGCAATGCCCACTTGGCGGAGCATGGCCAACACAAACGGGTCAAAGGCTTGGTTTGGTCTACCGGGTGTAGCGGTATCTACCTCGCAACCGTCGTCTAACTCCGCAACGATGCCGCCGGTTAACGTGCCATCCCATCCACCTTGGCGTTTATCACTACCATTTGGTGTTTCACCGGTAGCCGCTGACGCAAGCGGGCTCATACCACTACCGCCGGGCTTTTTAATAAACACAGCAAAGAACGCGCTAACGACGGCGGCTTCTAATTCCGCGTCTGTGTATCGGTCTAGCTGTTTAAGCTTTTCAATTACCGGTGCTAGGTATGGCACACCGCGTGGCTGACCTACGCGGCGTTTGCGGTACAAATGCAGCAATGCGCGCTTGCCAGTTCCAGTAAAGAACTCGCGCTCATCCCAGTGCATGTCTTTCACACCCAACGCGCCAGGGTGACTACGCAAAATGTGCGCTTTTAGCGGCGCGCCATCGTCGTCACGCTCTATGCCGGCGGTGAGTTTTTCGGTGTCGGATCTGCGCTGCGGATTACAAACGCGGTCTGCCTCAATTAGCTGCTGACAGGCGCTATAGCGTTGACCAGGACGGTCTTTGTGTACCAATAAACTGAATACATCGCCGCTGCTAAGCACTGAGCGCCACGCCAGATCTTGTAAGCCGTAAAAGTTTTGCTCGCGGCAAATGTCTGGCGCGGTGCTTTCTGCATAAGAGCGAAACAGTGCCTCGGTTTTACGCTGCCATTTACGGGTTTTTTCTTCGTCCCAACCGAGTACTTCGCGGTTTACTGCGCATTTAAGCGCCAGGCCTGTGCCTACCGTTTTGGTAACCACGGTGTTTATGGCGCCACCGGCAATAGGGTTGTTACGTTCCAGATCCCGGCTGCGTTCGCGCAGCGTTGGTAAATCTGGTAACAGATCTGCGGCAGCGCTGCCGTTCGAGGCATTATATTTACTCAAGGTACGCTTACGACGAGAGGCACCTGAATAACCACCCAACGCTTGCAATGCCATTCTGGCTCTTAGACGGTTGGCGCCAAGTTCTGGCGATGCCCAGGTAATGACCTTGTCGAGCATTGTCGGTTCTGGCAGTTTGGTGCGGCTCATAGCGGCGTGATGCCCCGCAAGGTAATGCCACGAGGTGTACCCGACGCTATGCGATCAACTTGGTTCTGCCAGTAATCGATCATACGAGTGACTTCTGCCGCGTCGGCGTATTCAAGCTGACGGGCACCAATGCGGTAACTTTGCTTTTTGCTAACCGCAAGGCTGGCATCTAGCCACGCCTGCAATTGGCTTTGTGCTTGTTCAAGCGTTATCGACATTCGTAATTACCTTGTTTGGGAAAGCACACGTAATCGGCTACGTCGCCCTGAAACAACAACCCCGCCAGTTGGCGGGGTTTCTGTGGGTTTGTTTGGTTCGTCCGGAGAGTCATCCGGATCCGGCGTAATGGGTACCGGCGCAGGTTCAAACAATGCGCCCTGCCTGATGTTGCCCTCTATCGTTGTCCAATCTGCCTCTGTAAGCAGGTGCGTTTTGAGCGACCTTGCCGCATGTAGCGCATACGTTTCGCAGTCAGTGCCTTCGTTAGCTTCACCGGCTTTCTTCTGCCAAACTTTGCGACCATGATGCTTGCGGCTTGGTGCTTTAATCTCAGCCGTGATCTGACGCCAGTAGTCCGGCCGCACGGTGTCGTAAAAGTGCATTCGACCGGGGCCAGCACCTGTAAGAGGCAAGCGACCTTCAATCCACAAATCCTTTGCGCGAGAAGTACCGACAATATAGGGCCGCAACCCGTATTTATAAGCCTTTTGCTCATGGTCGGTATCCAGTGCCTGCCGTGGTGGGCTGAATATTTCGCGGCGTTCATCGTCGCGCGTATTTGCCCGTTCACTGGCGCCTTTCACGGCCATTACGCCTTGGCCCTGATACTGCCGACAAAACGCATAGGCGGCGTCTTGGGTGGCGGTACCGTCTGAAGTATCTAGCGATATCGCAAGTACTCTCAGTTTTGCGCCACTTTCGTGTTCAATCGGGGCAAAGAGTCGTTTGGCTAAATCGATCCAAACGCCTTGTCCGGGCAAAGTGACTTGCCCAAATATTTCACCCCAGTAAACAAGCCAGCTTTCTTCACCACGACCCCACGCCCGAATAACAATTGCCACACGGTCATGCTGCACGTCGACGCCGGCAGTAAGTACTAAGCCGCCAGCGGGAACAAATAGTTCAGGGTAGCTTTCGGCACGTTCTGCCAGTTTGTCCGCGTCGGGCAAGTCAGATTTGTACTCGTAGGCGCGGCCCTGTTTCTGGTTTACAAATTTGATCATCATGGACAGGTCACCCTGCCGCGCCCGGTGTTCAGCGTTGAGCTGTTCCCGTACCAAACCGGCTAAGGTGGTGCCTTCCATGCAGGCGTAAAGTTCATTGAGTTCTAAAAATCCAGCGCGACCGGCGAAGGGTTTTGTTTGCACCCATCCACATAATGGATCGCCACGCTCAATCGCGTTAAATACCGTGTTTCGTATGTTTTCACGGCGCTGGTAGTCGTCCCACATTTCTCCGCAGTGTGGGCAGGAATAGACCGCTGTGCTTGGGTCTACTCGTCCATAAATCTCATGAGGTAATTGTCCCTCAGGTATGTCCAGTGCGCTGATGTGCGCAAAATCTAATACATGGCCTTTGCCGCAACCGTTGCAGATGATCGGCAGTACACGGCAGTCAGTTTGTGCAAGCCGTGCTTCTGTTTTACTAACGCCTTTGATTGCCGGTGTACCACCAACAAGCATCTTGGATCCGGGGTAGCGTTTAATTCGCTCTTCAAGCAGGCCGATCGCATCGCCCTGTCCCTTAACGTCGTCACTGGTGTCGTCTGGCTCTTCAACAACAGCCAGCCCAACAGAGGATGTCGACTTAACGTTGCCAGGCGAATTAGAGGCAACCAGTTTTAAGAACCCACCGGGGAAGTTCTTATGATCCCAGCGGTTTCCGCTTTGCCGACTGGTCGAGACCGGCATCAGCTTTTCTATCGCGGGGTTGTCTTCAACTGTCGGCTTTAGTTTTTCATCGTGAAAATTCTTGCCGTCCTTTTCCTTGGCAAACAGCACCATGATCGGACGCGGCAAGAAGTGAATAAATTTAAAAATGTAACCGATTAAAAAATAAGTCCAACCGATCTGGCTGGCCTTCATCAAATCTACTTCGTCTACTTCTGGGTCATCCAGTGCGGCAGCAACACCAAGAAAATAAGGCGTATAGAAAAAGTCATACAAGCCGTGCAACACACCCGACACTGGCGGAAGATAAAAATTAGTTTGGATATACTCAGCGGTTGCAACTTCCTGCTGAGGCAGAAAGCTATCCGCTGCCTCCAGTAAGCTGCGCGCCAAGTTTTCCCGCGTAGCCTGCAATTCGCTCGGTTGTAGCTCCAGCAACTTTGATCACCAATGATCGATCAATCGTGATTTTGTTCACGCTTTCGATTTCCTGTAACAGCCGCTCTATACCGCCGCTATATTCGCGATTGGCGAAACTAGCCCAATCAACAAGACAATGCTGCGCATCTGCCGCCGGCACCAAAGAGCCCAATTTTTCGTTATAAGCCAAACGACCATTCGCCGACTTAACTTGCATGTCTTCAAGCCGCGCTGCGTTCAACTCGTCCAGCATTGAGCCACCACGGCCAGCAGCCTTAGCCCGCAGATCGCGAATGTATGCAACCCGTACTTCGTCCATTGTCAGCTTCTGCCAATCAAGCCCAAGCGTCTTCATCACATCACGGGCATTGCGTTCGCTCATGTCTAAATGGCGAGCAATGTCACGCTGTGTTGGCATAAAAGACCCGATTTAAATCAAACAATGAAAAGTGAATATCACGCCAAACTAAGGGCCACCACTGAAGCGGAACCCCCTATAGCAATTTGAATCTGCAAACAAATCGGGGCCCGAATTACCCCGTTGGCCAGATCTGCCAAAGAACCTATTGTTTTGGGGTGAAGGCACCCCTTGCCCGCCCTACCGTGGTGCAAAAATCGACGAGTCTCGCCGGAATCGTGGTCATCGCGACATCTCGCGCTCTAATGCACGAACAAGCAGAGGTTCAAACTCTTTGGCAGCTATGCGCTGCGCCACACCATAGAAATCAAAGCGCCGTTTGTACGTTGGTCGCTTAACAAATATCAGTATGGGCCTAGCACCATTGCCAACACGCTGCCATACACCCAGTGGGCCAGATCCATTGCCCGGCCGCCCTACAAAGTAGTCAGGCTGGTTACGCCGACGCTTGCGGCTCTTCGCCGTGCGGTTAGCCATAAAGCCTGACATACGCTCAGCAGCACCAAGGGCAGATAGTATTTGTATTATCTGACCTCGGCTCATATTGCCCGACGCATCCATGCGCGCTCGCCTACCAGGCACAGCGTACATATCAGAAGGCATAATGCCGTAGTGGATTAACGCCTTCTCAAACCGCTTATGCGGCCTGTTGCCACCATCAATATGCGGTGGTAAATATTTAGCAGCCGGTATACCAGACGTACCACCAGCCCACTCATCCTTAATCCACACACGAGAGAATAAGCGTGCTGGTGTAGCGCTCAGCTTATAGATAGACCGCAATGTCCATCGTGTGGGCCTATCAAACACCCGTTGCAGCTCTTGCTTCTCTGCAGCCTGCACACGCTCTGCTGTGAATGTAAGAGCCTTAGCGGTAGCCATTGGCACCTTAGTGCGCTTTAGTCGCTTAGTGTCCCTGACAACACGGTCAATGTTGTCCTTCATTTCTAGGCGCATTACGACTCCAGCGCAGGACTTAGCTCATCAGTAAAGATATTAATTTCGAAGCTCACGCAATATCTGCTGCATGTCAGCACGCGTTTGCTTCATGTCTTCACGAAGCTGCCGCATTTGTTCTGTTCGGTTAATCGACTCACTTTCCTGATTGGCTTTAATCGTTGCCACGTCGATCTTTATGTCCTGAACATCCTTGGTCATTGCCGCTGTCTTAACTTGCAAGGCAACAGTAGCTTGCTCTTGGGTGTTATCTGCGGCCGTCAAAGTGGCGAAACTAACACCAACAAAAAAGACCATCGCCCCAAAGGTAGATATATTCTGCACGCTAAAAAAATCGCTCTTTTCAAAACTCATTTAAGAAGCCTTGTCTTCTCAGCACTGGCCCGCGTTGTCCCTACCCAATAGGTGATCGATGCACCCCACAAAGCCGACAATTGGCCCAACATAACGTAGGCAAGATCACGGTTTGCTTGTGGGATCTCTACACCTAGAACGGCATATAGGGCGCCACCAAATATAAGTGTCAGCGCACCAGTGACAACCATCGGCATAGGCGAGTGTTTATGTGCTTCTCTCGCATTGGCCTTATCAGCTAGCTCTGCTTTGGCAAGCTCTACAGCCATCTGCTCAAGTTCGGCGCGATGATCCGCCTCAATCTGCTTGAGCTTAACAAGCGTTTCAGGGGATGCCATAGCATTCGCCACAGAACTAGGATCGTTATCCACACCGAGAGCGCTAGAAACAAGAGCGCCAACAGCACCACCAGCAGGGCCGCCAAGAACGGTTCCCAGAAGAGGAGCAACTTGGCCAACACTTTTCGCAACCGACTTCCAGTTCATCCCGCCGCCCTTGTCACAAAATCCAAATCTTTATCGACGTATTCTATCGTCAACGTGTCAGCCAATGCCGCTTCAATAACCAAGCGATACAGCTTGCGATACGCATTGCTGCTATTGATCAACTTCATGCCGCCGTGCGTTGTTATCGAGTCTTCACCTACCAACAAACAACCGGCGGTATCAGCATCGTTATTGCCGCAATGAATCAAAATGAAATCGAAGTTAGGCACATCCAGAATCTGCAACATGCCTTCATGCATACCCGGATACCGCAGCCCATAGCGCTTATGAAAGTCACCAATGCGACGCAAGCCGATCTTATACTTACCGGCGGGAATACGTGTTCTTCCGTAAACCTTCGTTTCGCGGTACTCATCCTCAAGGCCATAACAAACCTTCACACCATCGACAAATACTTCCGACACTGTTGAATCCGCATCAGACAATACTCGCTCTACTAGGATGTGCATGAGGCCACCAGACATAAAAAACCCCGCAACACATTCGTGAGCGGGGCTGAGGGTAGAGGCTGGGTGCGACGCCAACCAACTGACAGAGTTATACAACAATAGCGACTTTTTACACCCACACCCCTAATGGCGTAAACCCCCTATTTTCGCCATTTGCGTCTGTTGTGTGTGGGTTGTGTGTCATCACTTAAAATCAGCGAAGAATAATTAAAAAATAAATTAAAAAATCATCCTGCCCGTTTCAACCAAGGCAGCTCAACCAGCAAGTTAGGCTCAATAGCACGATGCAGTTGATCAAGCTTGTTGTAGTAAGTCGCCTCAGCCTTCCAGCCCATGCGCTTCATTTGCCGCGACACAATCGGCATAGGATCGGTCAGGTACCTAACCCGCGCCAGCTTAATCAACTCAACACCCGCAGCGCCCAAGCCGCCACACTCCACATCTTGCCGCACAGCAACAAGGGCAGACTCAACCGCCGCGCCCACCACGCCAAGCTCACCGGTATACAGCGCCTTACCGCCGGTCTCAGCTGTGCCAACAATCATCACGCCCTTGTTGGCAATAGCTGAGCCAAGCGGGCAACGCAGCGCACTGCCGCTATGCATTCTGTACTCATCACCCCAGGCAATCAGGGCCAATTCAATCGCATTTATCACTGTCATCCCTCTTAAAAATCCAACCCTAGTAAAATCGGCCAACCCTAGTAAAACCCTAGTAAATTATTTTCTTTATATTTCATATGTTTATATAACATTTACTAGGGTTACTAGGGTTACTAGGGTTTTTTGAGCCTCGCGTAGGAAAAAAACACCTCTTTTTACGCTATATTTACGCGCGTGCGCGCACATATAACCCTAGCAACCCTAGTAAATCAGAAAAACGCCCCGCAAAGCCGCGTGGTTGCTGTATCTCATTTACTAGGGTTGAAAAAACCAACCCTAGTACTACCCTAGCAACCCTAGTAAATTTCACCGTTTTAGCTCCCCGAAATACCCGCTGGCGGTGTAAAAGACACCCTTTTCTCCCACTTTTCAGGACTCCAACCAGCTTTGAACACCTCAATGCGCCAATTGCGTACTTGCGCACCTACCGCCTTGGCGTCATTAAGTTTTAAATCCATTGGCGGACACGGCAGAAAGAACTTAGAGCGCCGTCGCTGGCCATCTTCATCATTCCAGCCAATCTGATCAGCAGATTTGGCCGTGTCGGGCTTGGTAGACATAAACAAACTAAACTTGGTGTCAGACAACGCATGCTCTTTGAGCTTGCTGCACCACTCTAAAAACAGATCATGCAGATCCTGAGTACGACACAGCGTAAATGGTACACCTAGCTCACCTGTGCGCCACTGGTTATAAAACGTCTCCCAACTGGCCATACTCAAATCTACCAGCCGTTGCCGCGCTGGGGTATGTGGCGGCCTAGTGCGCTCGTCAAAATCGCCTATATTGTAATTCAGCAGGTAATCATAAAACGCAGCAATGCCACCGTTTTCAATCTCCCAACCAATTCGCTTCTGGGCCTTCTCCTGCAACGTTAGCATTGGCCACAACACCAACATACGACGATCGTTCTCGCCAATGGGCCACGGCAATATTTCGTTACTAAGAAACACCGCATTCATGTAATTGGCTTCTTCCCAGCCGTTTACAAATTTACTTTCTATGCGCACGGTTTTACCGGTGATCATGTGCTTAATCTTGCCCACCTGGTTATAGCGCTGGTCGCGGCTTACCACCTCTTCAAACAAGCCATACAGCTTATTGGCCTGCCACGCTGTCCAGTTAGACTCCAACTGCGCTTGCCCCACTGTAGCACCGTACGCGCCGTAAATCGGCTGCAAAATCTTGTCAAACAAAAGCGACTTACCCGAGCCTTCCATCGTGGAATGCATCAATACTGCCGTATCCATTTTGGAACCGATTTGCTGCAGCGGCAAGGCCAGCCAACAAGTTAACCAGTGCACGGCATCATCTTGTTTATTACACAAAAATCGCAGCAAAAACCGAATGCCAGAGCACAATTCAAGATCGGGGTGCGGGGTAAGAGGCAAGCCCTCAAAGGTATTTATCGTGTCTGCCGGTGACTCAGTCATCCGTGGATCAAACAACAAATTCTCAGACGGAATCACTTGCCGCATATCGCTGTTTTGCCACAGAGTAAACTTATCACCCATCGCCAACTTAACCGCCGCCGCGGGCAAACGCTGTCGCAATTGGCGGTCGTAAATATCTTGCGACCCATCCAAATACACATACCGCCAAAAATCATCTGTGCTTTTGTCACCCTTCGACTGCTTAAGCCGCCGGCCCAACTTAGCCTCAACCTCAAGCCGCTTTGCTTGATCTGGATCTATGCCCTTTTTATCTGGCAAGGCAAACCATTGGGTAGATAGCGCCTTACTCACCAGCGCTTCAAAGCCTGTTTTCTTAACGATGGACTTACGATACAAATCAAATACTTTAGTCTCACCCTCAACCAGCGCAAAACGGGTTTTGACCTTATCCAGAGTCCACCCCTCCCCGTACCCCTCAGCGGGAGGAGCCGCGCCAAATTCGGGCTCGACCTCAGATGGGGTCGGGGGAAGATCAGCATCAGGCGAGCCAGCAACACGCACCATAGGCTCAGTATTTGCCGCGCGAAATAACTGAAAACGCACAACATCTAAACCGTGCTCACAGTGCAGGTCATTCCAATCTATTTTACCCGGTTCCGTCATGCCGCCACCTGCTCAGGCAACTGCGGAAACACCACAACCAAACCTAACTCACTAGCCAACTCAGTCGCTTTGGTGCGCCCAGGATTACCCTTGCTAGTCGGGTCATCATCACCCGCAATAATAAATTTTGTGCTGGGGTAACGCTCCCTCAAAGCCTTAACTACTGCCGACATATTGTAAATATCAACAGTCATCACCGTGGGCCACTCAGTCGCTAAATACACACTCGCCGCCGTAGAATATCCCTCAGCCACCGCAACCACATCCGCGTCCGCAACCGAGCCAATAGAATGCATGCAACCTTGTTTGCGGGAATACTTAGGAAACAACTTAGTGCCATTGGCAGCAACAGACTGAAACGACCACACGACCCCATCAACATCAACTAACGGGACAAGAAAGGTGCCGGGCTTCAACATCATAAAACTGTGGTTGTCTGGGCGTGGCTTTGGCAAATCATCAAAAAAGCGCTTAATGTCATCACCCGCCCACAGGTCGCAACGCTGCAGCTTGTCGTCAATGCTCAGCACCACAGCGCATTTCATGAAGCGCACACCAAAGGCGCCCACCTGCTTACGATCCAAATACTCACTCTTACCACGCGCAACCGTAAACTCTGCCAACAAACGCTGCGTAGCCAACTGAACCTGCTGCTGCATTACCAGCAACTTAGCCTCGTCAGCCTCAACCTCTGCTTGGCGTTTTAAACGGCGCTCTTCCTGATCAGATTTACGCTGGCGCTTTTCCTCGGCGGTAAGCTCTTTTTTATCTGGACGCCAACCGCCCTCTTTCGCTAAATGGATAACAGTGCCAAGCGATACGCCACGGCCCTTGCAGCTTTTCCAAACTGCCAGCGCGGCCGACCGATCGTAATTGCTGCCGCCGCCACTCCAATTGTCCCAGTCAGAAAACGCGCTCTCACCAAATTCAGACTTAACGCCCATGGTTACTTTTACCCACGTTTCACGATCAATATCAGGAGAGATAAAGCTCAATAAATTCGGCAGATCAGCCAATTCTAAATCTGGGTAATCAGGCATTTTCAGCCTCACTTTTACTGCTATGCTCAGATATTCGATTTAAACGTACCTGATCAGAAAGGAGCTCTACAGATGCACTCAACAGACTTGACCGAAACCCTTGAACTTCTGCGTAAAGCAATTGATGCATACGACCGGATACCGACAATAGAAAATCTTCCAGCGCTTCGTCTGCACAGTCGACTACTATCCCTTCACCTAGACATGCATAAACTTCATGAGAAACTTCAAAAGCAAGAGAGCAAGACACGCCCCCCAGCGTGAGCTTTGCCTCAGATTTTTTTACAGACTTATCACCCACGGCCCGACTCCTGTAATTGCTGGCAATACACACACAACTCAACACCAGGCAAATAGGCCCGACGCTTTTCAGGAATGTCATCACCGCACTCTAAACAATGCGGATGATCAACCGCGGGGCGCTCAGCTTTGCGCTTAGCCTCAGCCAAGGCCAAATCCAACATGCGCTGGCTTTCTTCTGCTGCGTAGTCACATAAATCAGCCATTGCTCACCTCCGCAGACTGCCTAGCACCGGCAACAATACTCAGCACCTTGCTAATAACCTCATAGCCATAATGCTCAAGCTCGTTTACCTCGGCGGTGTCCCAGCGCTGATCTGCCACACCGCTATTCAAGCTTTCAACAAACGCACCCGCTGCGTTTAGCACCTCACCCAATGCTTTAAGCGCATCACTTGTGCCTGGTACCGGCGTTACATCAAACAACACCTTGCCACGCGCGCGGGCATACGCCTCGTCTATACGCGGGTCATCAGTAATGCCCACCAGCGTTTCAAACTCCGGAAGCGTTAAATGATGTGTGGTATTGGCAATGCTGAGTTTCTTCTGAAGGGTGTCGTAATTGGTGGCCATAATGGCCGCTAAGGCCGTTAAACCACCGCGATAGTCGCGGCTTGCGCAATACAGCGCTTGGTGTAAATCCAGCACAGGGCCGGCGTCAGGCAACAAATGGTTTCGACTCATGGCGAAAATTCCCTCATATCGCCGTAGCCAAGACGCGGTGAATCCGCTTATTCTTGAACTGCGGCATGGTTGTGTCGCACGCCTCGGGGTGGAATATCTGTGGTGGGTGGACCACTCCGAGGCACTTTTTAATTATATAAGTTAGACCTAATCCGGTTTAACACACCGCTATAGGACGGTTAATGAGCATTCCAAACATCAGTCACCCCACAAAATTTAAAATCAAAGGAATGATTTTTGAGGTGATCTCCTATGGCCGGCTGACCAACGACCAAGCCGCCAAAATTGCTATGCATTTTTATCGTTCCCATAAATTTAAGAAGTCGGATCAAGGCAAATTATTTCAGGTGATGACTCAGTTCGATTCCAATTCTGCAAACCTGCTATGAGCATGTCCTTATCAACCAGCGGCAGCATCAACACGGTATCGGTTTCACAGGAATAAATTTCTATTACATCTCCCTCACCCGCCGAGAGTGCCAACCGAATATGTCTATCCATGCCCTGCGACGCCTTGTTATCTCGCATAGTTATGCGGCCTCGCCTACACCCAAAGAATCACAAGCTACTTTCTCTGAATATGTTTTTTCAATTGATTTACCAACGTCATAACGGACTTCCGATCCATTTAGCGCGCGATATATCGTTGGCTGGCTGCAACCCACAAGCTCTGAAATTTCACGCTGCGACATTCCCAGAGCAACCAGCTCACTAAGCATGGCTTTAATTGACATACGTCACCCTATTCATTTGCGTATTTTCAATACAATACCCTAATGAATTAATACTCGCAATACAATACGAATATTTATTCAAAAGAGAATAGACAGGTCATGCAGAATCAGATCCCGAATCAGGCCACTTGGAGCAGGCTCAAAGCCACGATGGAGAGTCTGAACTGGAGCGAGCAAGAATTAGCAGACCGCTCAGGCGTCCCACAACCCACCATTCACAGAATTATAAATGGTCAATCTAAAAGCCCTCGGTACGAGAACTTGTTTCGGATCATGAAAGCACTAGGGCTTGATGAGGGCTCATTTCAAGTCGGCGAAGACCCCAACAGCTATACGACCAATACCCGCGAGGGGCCAGCTTTGCAAAGCAAAGTACCACTCATATCTTGGGTTCAAGCCGGCGACCTATGCGAAGCCATTGACCTATTCTCGCCTGGGATCGCTGACGAGTGGCTCAACTGCCCTTTCAAGCATAGCGATAACGCATTCTGCTTAAAGGTAGTCGGACTAAGCATGTACCCCGAGTACCGTGAAGGCGAGATCATTCTTGTTGAGCCAGCACTTGAGGCAAGACATGGCGATGACGTAGTGGTTCGGACTCCTGAAAACACAACTACCTTCAAACGGCTACACTCTTCAGATGACGGCACCTATTTAATTGCACTAAACCCAGACCTAAAAAACCGCATTATTGAAATACCTGCAGATACCGTCTTTTGCGGCGTAGTAACGGGATCATGGACTAACCGAAGAAACAAATAACTAGCAGCCAGACACGAAGGGCGTTCATGCCCGCTGCGTACTTCTTTTTATTTTTACTAATACCTGCCTGATGACGCGCCTACAAAAATTCCACCGAAAATACCGGTAACTATGAGAAAGATAACAGTCAGGATAATCATAGCTGGAATAGAGGCAAGCGCCCATTTCACCATAAAAGAAATCATGGATGAGAACGACATTTGAATATCAGTGATGACCACAGCATTGATATTTTCTTGACCCACCTTCACACCCGCAGACGATTTTGAACGGGCTGCACCAACGCCCGAGAGCTCAGTAGCGTTAACGAACCAATCATCCCCCACCTTTCTGCCGACATAAAACCCATCGCGAATCATGTCGACGGCCTTTTCCGGCGTAATTCCTTTGCTTTTTGCAAAGTCGCTAACTGGGATCATCCCTTCTATTTCTGGCATATCCTTGCTCCAATTTAGTTGTCATTTATGGGCCGGCAGACCGACACACATCGCAGCTGTAATCCTATCCAATCAGCAGAAGTTTGCAACGATGAAAATGGACATCAACATACGTTAATGTCCAGTGGATGTGGTAGATGAATCCGCAGCAATTAAATACGCCTATGAATTAAAATAATTCATCACAGTATTGATTTATTCAATTCATTTACGTATTGTTATGTTGAACCCACCCACCACACAGGGTCAACACAATGAACCAGACACAACCATGCCGTATTTATTTACACCCCACGGCGGCCAATAGCCCTGAAAAGATTCAGGCCGTTATCGCCCGTACTGGCCTCGCCATTGTTATTGGCGGCAACAGTCAGGCTGCCGCACTTAAGCCCCACACCACCCCAACACAGGACGATTTTGGCCCTTGGGATGGTGCCGCATGAAACTGACCCCTACCCCGCGCAGTATTACGCGCATAAAAAACCTGTTGCCGTCGGCGTCGACCATTGCGGTGTGCCTCAATGACGGCAGCCCAGCGGAAACGTGGGCAATTCTGGCCGAGCTGAACATTCAGCGCTGCCAGGCTCACACCGATTTTAGGTTTACCTGCCAAGGCACAGCTAACACCACCAGCCTTGCCAACACACCCACACTCGCTAAAGACGTTATTGAATGGATTGAAGCTTGCGCCAATAGCGAAACCTATCAGGAGGCGGCCGCATGAACCCTCAAATTCAAGACAAAATAAACGCGCTGCTGTTGCTGTGTTTTGAAGTAACGGCGGAAGGCGTCTGGGATCTACATTTCAGCTTCGACGGCCACTGCAACGTTATTACTGTACGCGCAACTAACGCTGACCATGACTGGCAACGAGAAAACCTCCCTCTTCTAAAATACGCATTTCCGAGCTTATGGCTCGCTTTGTATCAGCACGACCATATTGGCGAAACCGACGAAGAACACATTGCCCGCGTAAATGAAGAGCTAGACGCCGCCATCGCTTTGGTACAAGGCCTCCGCAACACGGAGGTGAGCCATGCCGCATAAATACACCCTGGGCGACGCCGCCAAAATGCTTGGCACGGGCCGCAATCGCTTGACTGCACAGCTTAAGCAACGCGGCATTCTCGACCATAAATGCCTCCCCAAAAAGCAAGCCGACATCGATGCTGGCCGCTTTGCCGTGGACTTAAAACAGCACCATGGCAACCCCAACTGGAATGAGGGTAAAGGCCAGCTTTACCACCAAACCTTGGTGACCCAAAAGGGCCTCAGCTGGTTAGCTACGTTACTCAACGTGAACGTAACCGACGCCGACCAACAAAAGGAACACGCCGCATGATGCACTTAATAGATAGCGCGAAAGGCGCCCTAAAGCTTTGCCTGCTGCACATGCAACACCCAAGCGCGGTAGATGCCGCACAGGTGCAAGCAACGGCGAATGAAGCGATTGATCGGCTTGATTTAATTGCGACCAAAAATCAGCTAGAAGAAACCTATTCCGCTGTGCGAGCTGTTATACCCCAAAACCTTCGCGTGGCCGTGGCACCAAGCACCTCAGAAAAGCACCCAGTTGATGTATTCATTTTTGATCGCGATGACTTAATAGACATTTTCACTGGTAGAACACCGGCGGGAATCGCCGAGTTTTTACGCCTCAAATTCGTGGAGGCAGCATGACCACCCTAGAACAACTGCAGCGCCGGTACGACCGGCCCTACCTAACGCTTGAAGAAGTGCGGACAGAGCACCTGCCCCACATCAAAACCGACAGACACCTACTGCGCCTGATTAAAGATGGCGCGGTAGATCTGCACCCCTCGCGGCTGCACAACTCAAACCGCGCACCGCGAGTGGTTTACCTGCCTGATTTAGCACGGTGGCTCAATACCACCATGGCTCAGGCTATCGCCGCTTAGGCACCCAACCAAGGAAAACAACCATGAAACCAACTGACCCAGGCGAACTGCTCGCCAATTTAAACGCCGGTGTATTTGCACAACAAGTCGGCAAAGCCATTTCTGACGTCGCCGCTGGCGTTGTGGACCACAGCAAAAAAGGCCAAGTCATTATCGTGCTCGACATGACCCAGATCGACGGCAGCCACCAAGTGAGCATTCAACACACGCTCAAATACACCGCGCCCACCAAACGCGGTAAACGCTACGAAGACACATCGTTGAAAACCCCAATGCACGTCACAGCAAACGGCCTGCAGTTGTTTGCAGAAAGCGCCACAGGCGACATGTTCAAGAACAAAGAGCAGTCACCTTCGCAGCCAGCAGAGCGCCACTAAGCGCGCTCTACCATCCACCCACCACAGGATTTAGACCATGTTACCTGCAGAAACCTTAGACAAAATAATCGCAACGGCGGTTATAGCCGCTGGCGACACCCTTGGTACCGACACGCCAAGCATACTGTTGCCCCACGGCTACAGCATAGAAAACATTGAACACCTGCAAGATCAGCGCAGCCGCTTTCGTGGCGTACTCAACACCCAATCGTTGCCAGACTTTTGTGACTACGTTGTCAACCAAACTGGATCAGACGTGAAGGTACCCACCTTTGTAGATGCCGAATGCATGGCCGCCGTGGCCATATTCGACCTTGGCGACACAGCCTTACCCTTGCATGCAGAGCACCAAGCCAAGCTCATTTTAAAACCCACCGCTGCCTATAACGCACTGCGCCTAATTGCCGGCGGCCGTCACAGCCAACAACAGATGGCCGAATGGGTAGAAGACTGGAACCAGTACCTAAAAGTAAAAGACAAAGACGGTGCAGACATATCGATTGGCGTGGCCGTGCAAAAAATCCGCAGCATCACCATTAAAGCCAAATCAGAAGTCACCAGCTCTCAAGATAACTTTAGCGCTGGCCGCTCAAGCATGGACAGCATAGAAGCCGCCCACGCAGAGCAACAACCACACGACCTAATCTTTACCACCAAACCCTACGAAGGCCTGCCACCCTTCGCCTTTACCCTACGTCTCAGCATCATCACCGGCGAGAAGCCCATGCTCTGCCCTCGCTGGGTGCAAAAAGAAGCACAGGAGGAGGAAATCGCCCAAGCCTTTAAAGACGTGCTCAAAAAGGAAATTGGTGGCCTGAGCGTGATTACCGTAGGCACGTTTAACACCAAATAAACGCGGCACCAAATCTTCAGCGGTATACATAGCGTGTCCGCTGAAGATATTAGACACGAATTACGAAACCACAGAGTGAGAATTAAAAATGGAAAATCAGCACCGCAAAATTACTGGCTATCGCGAACTAGACCAGGAAGAAATTGACCTGATGAATGAAATCAAAGCACTTGGCCCACAGGTAGAAGGGGTTCTTCTAAAGGTAGATGCCCATATCGCTAAATTAAATGAGCGAAGCAAAACAGACGAGGCCTTGCAGCTCCGCTTGCATCAATCAACAGCATATCGCTTTTTGGCTATGGCTAAGACTGAAATGCAAACAGGCTTGATGTATGCAACACGCGCCGTAGCACAGCCTGAATTTTTCTAGAGGTACTAAGCCGACAGCACCAAGACTAAAACCAAACCCCAGCGCCTCCACCCACCACGTACCGGCGCTGGGTAACTGACACAACCACTGAGCTTAATCGGAGCCGCTATGAGCGAAACCATAGAGAATAAATTGCGACGCATGGAAAAAGCCCGCAACGCGCATAATGAAAACATACAGCGCATTAGCGCTGCACTTCCCAAGCTAAAAGGCCAAGAAAAACTACGGGCTGAAAAAAGCATTGCCAACCTTAGTGCCCAAATTCTTGAAATAGACAAACACCTGTTTCGCTCTGAGTGCTCACAATTCAGAGGGATACCAGCATGATCTTATTTCAAATAGCCACCGCCCTAACCGTGCTCCTTATTGCCGTGCTTATCTGGCGCACCATTGCCGACGGATGGCCAATAAAGCCCAAAGTCATTGGCAAAAATTACCTGTCACGCTGGCACATCATTCCGCGCAACCGTTATTTTAATATTTACCTGCACAAATTTGTCGGCAGCGACGACGATCGCGCACTCCACGACCACCCATGGCACTCACTGTCATTCCTGCTTGCTGGCGCGCTCGCAGAGATAACCGACGAAGACAAAATAGCCGGCTGCCAAACCGTAAATTACCCACGGTTTTTAAGGCCCATATTCAGACGCCGCAGCCACCAACACCGGCTAATACTGCTAGGCAACAAACCCGCATGGACACTGTTCATCACCGGCCCACGCAAACACTTTGCCGACGGCGTAACACCGCGCTGGTTCTTTTACTGCCCCAACGGCAAAAAGCCCTGGTACACCATGACCACACCAGACGGCAAGCAAAGCGGAGGCTGCGAGGAATGATGCCGTTTGCCACATACCGCGGAACCAATGATGAAGACGGAAAGTTCATAAAGCTGAATCACCCCGGCCACAGACACTTTCGGTACCGCGTAAATATGTGGGTAGAAACACCAACCGGCGCACGCCTAACAGACGACTACACCAGTAAACGACCTTGCCGGCTGAATGACTTGCTAGAGCAAACCATCACACCGGCAGTAGACAAATTAATTAACGAAGCCAAGAAAGAATACGGCGGCGTAAGTCGATACGGCTTCAATTGTTATAAATGGGGTTAACAACATGCAATTGTTAGAAGAAGTAAAAGCAAAAATACTATACCTAAACTCCTGCACTGCAGCTTACCTGTTAGCGCACGCAGCATGGTCAGCCTGCGACCACCGCAAACTACCAGGGCCAAGTGTATTGCAACTCAGCGCGGCGCTAGATCACTCAAATAAAGAGCTTATCAGCCAGCTCTACCGAATAACTGACCAACCAGACTATAGCAACCGCGACCAAGCAGAAATGCTCCGCTGGCTTAACGACCAAGGCTATACCACCTATGTCGCCAAGCAACTCAAAACCACAAAAAATAAGCTAGTGGACTGGAGCTGATATGAACTATCGCACAACACCACAATTCGGCTTTGGCTTTGATGAACTGCTAGTGGACAGCTTCGCCGGTGGCGGCGGTGCCAGCACAGGCATAGAGCTGGCAATGGGACGATCTGTTGATATTGCCATCAATCACGACGAGCAAGCCATAAGCATGCACACAGTGAATCACCCGCGCACAAAGCACTACTGCGAAAGCGTATGGGATATAGATCCGCGTGAAGCCTGCCAAGGTCGCCCAGTCGGTCTTGCGTGGTTTAGTCCGGATTGCCGCCACTTCTCAAAAGCAAAAGGCGGCGCGCCGGTGTCTCCTCGAGTACGCGGTTTAGCATGGGTAGTGTTGCGCTGGGCTGCCACGGTAAAACCCCGCGTGATCATGCTGGAAAACGTAGAAGAATTTACCACGTGGGGCCCACTGGTCACCGACGACAATGGCGACCTAAGACCCTGCCAAAAACGCAAAGGCCAAACATTCAACAGCTTTAAAAATGCGCTCAATCGCCAAGGCTACGCGGTAGAATTTAAAACACTGCGCGCCTGCGACTATGGCGCCCCAACCATTCGTAAACGCCTGTTCTTGGTGGCACGCCGCGACGGCCTGCCAATCGTATGGCCAAAGGCAACCCACGGCCCCGGATTAAAACCCTACAAAACCGCTGCCGACATAATCGATTGGACTTTACCCTGCCCAAGTATCTTCGACCGTAAAAAACCGCTAGCGGAGAACACGCTTAAGCGGATTGCCAAAGGCCTGCAGCGCTTTGTTATCGACAACCCCAAACCCTTTATTGTTAAAGGTGCCGCACCATTTCTCACTGAGCACGCCAACGGATCTACGCAAAGAGTCTTTGATGCAAACGAACCGCTCCGAACTCAGGTATCGACGATCAAGGGCGGTCATTTCGCCGTCATTGCACCCTACATACAACCCTACTACGGCGATAAATCACCAATCGCTAGAGGTCGCTTGCTTAGCGATCCAATAGCCACCCAGACCACAGAAAACAGGTTCGCGCTTTGCGCCGCCTTCCTAGCAAAACACTACGGCGGAGTTACCGGCCACGGTGTAGAGCAGCCCATAGGCACAATCACACAGCAAGACCACCACAGCTTGGTAACTAGCCACCTATTGAAATTGCGCAACAACCAATTTGGCCAAGCCACCGATACGCCGATCCCCACACTCACATCAGGCGGCGGTCATGTCGGCGAAGTACGCGCATTCTTGCTTAAGTATTACGGCAGCGACCGCGAAGGCATGAGCCTCAAAGACCCACTTCACACCATCAGCACACGCGATCGCTTTGGCTTAGTTACCGTGCGCGGCGAGCAATACCAAATCGTCGACATTGGCATGCGCATGCTTCAGCCGCATGAGCTCTATGCCGCGCAAGGATTCCCCAGCGGCTACATATTCACCCACGACGCCAAGGGCAAGCCAATCACCAAGACTCAGCAAATAGCCAAGTGCGGCAACAGTGTTTGTCCGCCCGTTGCCGCTGCGCTGGTAAAAGCTAATATGCAAATAAGCCAAATCCAAGAGGTGGCAGCATGAAAACCCTATTCCTACTCATGGCCCAGTACAACGGCAAAGCCATTATTCCGGTTGACCAGATCTGCACAGACTTCTTCAGCCACTTAACACCCGGCGTATTCATGCGGCGCGTGGCCGCCGGCGAACTGGATCTACCCATCACCCGCATGGGCGACAACCAAAAAGCCGCCAAGGGAGTGCACCTAGAAGACCTAGCCGCATACTTGGATAAACAACGGCAAAAGGCAATCGCAGAGAATGACAAGCTGCATGGACGTTATAAGAGGGCGTCATGAATAAACCCTACGAACATCGAGTCGACACCGACCAAAAGAACTACGTTCACGGCCCCGGCAACGGCCTCGACTACTTCAGCGGAATACTGTGGCCAGAACTGCGCTGCAACTCCCAAGAAGAAGCCGAACGCGCCGCGACCATCGCCAATATCGCCTACGAGCAAGGCTACAAAGCCGCTCAGCTAGAGGCACGAAAAGCATTGGGATTGAAGGGATAAGATTATGAAACCTAAAATGTGCGATAAAGAAAGATTCTTAAAAGACACCGCCAACCATCAAATGCGGATAATACGTGACGATGGTGTAAACCGTCATATTCGCTACGGGGAATTAGGCTCAAGCGTCTACCAATTCGACTTAATCACTTGGGCTGGTCACCTTTGCATAACTGGTGACTGCGGAACTTACGTGTTTAGTCGGGTTAACGACATGTTCAATTTCTTTAGAGGCGACAGGATCAATCCCGGCTATTGGGAAGAAAAGTGCCTTGCATATGACCGCCACGGCAAAACCGAGAAGTACTCTTCTGACCTATTTCAGCACAACGTAGTTAGATACTTCTGGGAATCCACGAGTGAGATGGATCGTGCAGAGCGCCGCGAACTATGGGCCGCAATTAAAGAAGACGTAATTTCATACGCTGACGATGGCGAAGCTCGAGGCTTACAGGCAGCCATGGAATTCGAGCACAACGGTTTTTTATTTACCGATTTTTGGGAATACGACTGTAATGAATATTCGTTTCACTTCCTGTGGATTTTGTACGCCATTGTCTACGGTATAAATCAATACGATCAACACCTACCTTCGCAGCAAGTAAAAGCTAATTGGTGGCACCAAATTTTAGGCAGGTTTCGCGATCAAACTAAAGCGAGGTCAATATAGAAATGAGCAAAAAACAAAGCAACCCACCGCCACCAAACAACGCGCGCCCCACTCCGCCCCCAATGCCGCCAAGAATAGGCATGAAGTTGAGCTGCGCAAATAACTGCAAAGGCTGCGAATCAGGAGACCCCGAGCAACAGCAATGCCTCAGCACCAGCCATACAGCTATTTACATACAAGCACTAGATAAATGGGGTGTCTCAACCCAAGCCATGATGGCAATGGGCGAATGCGGCGAACTAATCGCAGAACTAAACGCCTTCTTCAACCAGGGCAAATCGACCCCTGAAAAAGTGATCGACGAAATTGCCGACGTAGAAATCATGTGCGGGCAACTCAGGCAAATTTTTGGCGAAGAAGCCGTCAACGCCAGAAAGGAATTCAAGCTGGCGCGACTAGAAGGCATTTTAAAGAATAGGATTGAACATCCACACAGCTAA